TGATGGGTATGAATCTGCATTAGAGATGATGTGGAGGATGCTTGGAGGTGAAGAGTAATGCCACAGAAGACAGTGACCCTTGAAGATCAAGTCTATTGGGAATTGACCCAACATCTAGCCAAGGGCAAGCAGTCGGCTTTTGTGAATGAGGCTGTGAAAGATGCTATCATAATGTGTGCTTGGTCACCCAGTGCATACCGAAAGTATGCAGAGAGCGGCCTAGAAGCCGCTAGAGCCGAGATTCGTCGCCAAGATGAAACGGAGATGTCTAAGATTCAATTTGAGCGTGCCCTTGAACACCCAAAACAAGAGAACTTGAAGAACATAGAATGGATGAAGAAGCAACAGGGGGATGAAGAATGAAGAAAGTTGTTTGTTTAACTTGTGGAAGGTGGGCAATTACCTACACGACCACTGGATGTTGTGGTAATTGGATGGTGGAAGAAGAATGAACGCTGTCTGTGTCCTGTGTGAGATTACTGGCTTAGAAAACCAAGAGATGTGCCACAAGTGTAGGGTAAAGTGGGCCTAAATCAGGTATGGATTACCAAGACTAGGTCTTCTTGACCAGAGTCTGTTCAGGCTACGCAAGGTTCCCTTGATTCCTGTTTCAGCCACATCGTACAAACTCACGGGCCCCCCGGGTGCAGTTGGTTTGAAGATGTATTGATAATCGCTTAGATTTGGCGCGTCAGTTCCGGGGAGCAATCCCCCTGAATAAAATCCTAGCGCTGTCTGTGCCCCTTCTTCTCCCCAGATGGCTCCAGAGATTGCCGTGCCTGCTGTGGCACCGATGGCAGCACCGGCCGCAAATGGAGCAGTAGCCATCGCAATCGATCCCGCTGCGGATGCAGCCCGTGTCGCTAACCATCCGAGGAAACTATCTTGAACATTGGGTACGTATAGATTAGCAGTAGCGAAACTAAAAGAAGCCAAGGCGAGAGCATCGATTGCGTAATCTGCTTCTTTATCAGTTAATTCTTGATGGAGGTAGACAACCGAAGCAGACCAAATAACCCAGCGGCCTCTACCTGCGTATACCATCAGTAAACAGGCTCCAAAGAACGGGCAAGTCTCATGAAGTATTCAAGTTCATCTTCCTTGGCAATCAGTGAAGGTAGAACGAAGGCTTGGTCAGGGGTAATATATTGATTGTCGACGATGTTAGGTAAAAGGTGTGCATCACAAAGCCAAATCTTTTCGGCTGCTGTGGAATCACCAGACCCCCAGATTGATTCTTTGATTTGTTGAAGACCCGTAAACGTACTGAGTGTAACAAAGTATTGTAATCGACCCTGCAAGATATTTTGTAGATTGTGAGTTGAACCATTGGAACCTGGCACATGCCAACCTGTTCCGTCGACAGTGATTAAATCACTTTCATTAATTGGGGTTGTACTCACTAGGGTGATTCGTTGAACGGGAGGAGGCCATCCAGTGGCCCCCCAAGGGGTAGGCGACATGTCTTGCATTAGAATGCCTTGAGGGAAGAGAGTCTTATCTTGAACAGTGTAGCCGCTCAAATCAATGGTCTGGATGTTATACACAATTCGAGAGGCACCACCCAAGACATCGACAGATACCCAACCTTCGCCGCCTGTGAATGTAGTTCCACCCGATTTGAGTTCGGCTAATGTTCCTGCAATGACCTTGGTCAATACTCGCGAGGATACGTCCTGTTCAGTTTTCTTTGCCATGTCTTCACTTCCGTTTCGCTAGTTTGTGAGCTGCTTTCTGTGCATTCTTGAATCCATTTGTCTTCCAAGATCCATTTTTCTTCTTATACTTCTTTGCAACCTTCTTGAAAGCGGCTCCATATCTCTTTGAATAGGCGCTCGCTTTGCGCTTTTTGGGGGTCGGTTCATAGGCTCGACGGGCTGTTTTTCGCACTTCTCCCTTCGTGGTTGAATGCGTGTGGAGGGCTTCGCCGCATCTTGGACAGTACCGAGGCATATTCTAACCTCAGTTGTCAGCAGCCGTTGATTGCAGAGCAATAGCCATCCAATCGCGGTTCGATAGTTTCACTACACGGCATCGAATTCGGGCTGTGATGTAATCAGTAACAGCACCTGAAGCGCTGAGGTCTGGGCCAGTCACAAGATACAGAGTATCGTTTACGACCATGAATGCTTCACTGAGATTGGCAGGTCCGAAGTTGTCAGGATACAAGTCTGACATGTGGCTTGCAATGTTGTTGACAAAGTCGACGTTCAATGCTCCCGAGGCGATGAGTGATTGGTCATCCGCACGAACAAAGGCGGTTCCCGGGTTCAAATCAGAAAGTTGGACTGTTATGGAACCATTGCCGGCCAGTAGAGACCTAGCATCTCCGCCGAAATCTGGGCCCGCTTGGTAAATGAAGTCGACGCTCTCGATTGCGACGGCTTGTCCTGTTGGAACATTGACGTAAGCCCCGAGATCAATTGTACCTTGAACACGACCACCTGAGGCCGTTCCATTGGGTATCTGCACTGTTTCAGTCAGGTAGAAGGAACCTGTCATGGCTTTTGTCATGATGGGGCGTGTTACAATCTCGCTATTAAACATTACAATCCATATCAGAGCGTTATCCTCCTGTTGGTCAAGATATGCAGAGTAGAACTAAAGGGGGTTTCGATTGTGGCTTGAACAGGTATGGTGTAAGGTGCGTAGAGTGAGCGGGACGGTCACCTACGCCTTCTAATCTATCTCTGGCAGTATGGAAATAATAATACTTCATATACAAGAACATCCTCGGCTAGTATATGGAGCGTAGAGAAATGCTTGCATGGCTTGATAGAGAATTCGACCGTATGTCCCACATGCTGATTGAAGACCAACCAGAAGGCGATTGGTCTGATGGGTATGAATCTGCATTAGAGATGATGTGGAGGATGCTTGGAGGTGAAGAGTAATGCCACAGAAGACAGTGACCCTTGAAGATCAAGTCTATTGGGAATTGACCCAACATCTAGCCAAGGGCAAGCAGTCGGCTTTTGTG